TTTATTATGCATTTGATCATAGAATTCCTCCGCCCAATAGTTATGCCAAGCCTTGCCTCTATGTCCGTCTGTTTTATGCAACTGAGACCCTAGATCTTCTTTTGGGTTTATGTATTTATCCAAATACTTTGCAGTTGAATAGTCATTGGCTCTCATATTTAATGTAAAAAAATTTTTAAATGGTAATTTGACAAAAATATCTTCATCTTGATTACTCCATGTAGACCACACAATTTTAATTTTTAGAAGATCACAAATTTTTTCAAACATATTCATATGTATAACGTTAGAGCTAAATGAATTAACTAACCTCTCATGATTTTCTTCTCCATGCAAAAAAAATGATTTATGCTCTATGGTTTTATTATCAGCTGAATATAATAAATTCCTATCTGATCCAGGCGCCAAAAAATATATCTCGTCTGGGATGCCAAATAAATCTATGTAATTTAAAAATATTGAAATCTGTAAATATATACTAGAGCCACATTTAGCTATGTTAAAGTATCCACTTGTCTTTTCAGATAAAGATATCTTCTTGTATAGAATATATGCCCAAGTATCTTCAAGCCCATCGTTGCATCCTTGTGTTTCAGAACAACCCATAAAAAGTATATGCTTACCATTATGATTTTTTGTAAATTCATCGGATCTAAATAAATGACTATTAAATTCATATTGATATTTTTTTATATAGGCATTCCTGTCGTCCCAAATATCCCAGTGGTAATTTAATGGATTAAAAATAAGATTGTCTACTGCTAAAAAATTTTTTTCTATTATCTTATTTCTTTCATCGATGTATTGCGCTTCTTGCTTATCAGACCAAAATTTTTGAACCATATTGTAATTCCCACCCCTCTATATCCATTATATCATTTAGCAATGGCTGCCCTTTTATATTTAAGCTGGTATTAAGCAAAACTGGGCATCCTGTTTCCGAATACCATTTTTTTAATGTCATATGAAGTCCTGGATGCTGATCCCTACCAACTGTTTGAACTCTTGATGTGCCATCTTTATGTACTACAGATGGTATCTTGTCTGGCTGTATGCACTTTACAGTGTATTGCATATATGGAGACTTAAAGTCCATATCAAACCATTCAGATGCGAATTCTTCTAAAACTATGGGAGCAAACGGTCTAAATTGCTCTCTTTGCTTTATCAAATTAACCTTGTCTTTAATATCTGGATCTCTTGGATCCGCCAAAATACTTCTATTGCCCAGCGCTCTTGGCCCATACTCGGCACGTCCAGATGCAACTGCAACTATTTTATCTTTCTTTAATCCATCTATAATTTTATCAATTGGATATTCGTTGCCTAAATTATGCCCCAAGTAAGGTGATTCCCAATTTAAATGCTTTCCATACATTGCTGCAGCTGCACCTAATGAAGATCCTGCATCACCTGGATTTGGCATTATCCAAATATCTTTAAAAATTTTCCATAGTAATGTGTTGGCAGATGAGTTAAGGGCGCATCCACCCATAAAAACAAGATTATTCTTGCCAGTTATTTGCTTTGCCATACTCATAAACTCAATCAATCTTTGCTCGTATACAACTTGAACTGCTGCTGCTATATCAAACTTATCTTGATCATTGATTACAGGACCCCAGTCTGTTATACCTTGGTGAAAATTATATGACTGTTCGTAATACTTTGGGAAATATGAATCTATCTCCTTGTAGTATTTTTTCCAGTCACCATAAGCTGCCATACCCATCATAATATACTCTTCTTGATTTGGCATAAGACCTATCAATTTAGTAAATGCAGAGTAAAAAAGCCCAAAGCTCACTGGATAGTTTTGCTTAAACTTTAATTTAATTTTTTCGCCTTCTCCAACCCATATCGTGGAAGTGTTATATTCTCCTATAGCGTCTAGAACAACTATTGCGGCTTCTGTAAATTTGCTGGTATAGTAACCAGCGCAAGCGTGTGAGTAGTGATGCTTAAATAATTTTCTAGGAACACCATCTAAATTAAACCTTGGCTTCCAGTCTCCAGAACCACCTCTTAAAAATATTCTAGAGGCCTTTAGAAGCGGTTTTTCATAGTAGGCTATTGCATCAGGCAACCCATACGATAAAGCGTCTTCAATAAGCCCATCGTTTATATACCAATCATTTTTTTTCTTACTGTATCTTTCTGAATGCCCAGCAAACAATATCTCTCCGTTTTTAATTAAAGAAACTGAGGCATCATGAGATGTTTCATTTACTCCCAATATAATCATTAATATATAAACCTATTCCCCTTTTTTTTCTTAAATTTATTTAACAATCTATGTATATGATACATTATCTTAATTTTCATTTTTGCTCCATGACTTAATTTGATTAAGAAATTTATCTGCATAGTGCATGTGTCTATGGCTACCAAAATGTGCATGCTCTATGCCATGCTCTAAATCAGAAGCATTATGAAAAAATAAATCGTCTTCATGCTCTGTGTGACAGATTTCAGAATATTCATCTTTCATTAACTCTAAATTATAATTCCATTTATCAGTTTCCATAGATATAAAATCTGGGTACGGATTCAATATTGTATTTATTAGGTTTTCCGTACTTACATCCCATGTGCTCCATACAAAATTAATTCCATTAGACTTACAGTACTGCGATAAAATATGTATGCTGTTAGAAGAATACATACTTGATATCTCTGATGTGATTATTTGCTCTAAATTTAATGGTCTTTTAAGATAGCGATTTCTATCCTGATATTCTTCTGGAGATATACTTTCTATATATAAAACGTGTGGTGGAGTAATTTCTGGGTTCTTTACCTTAAAAGCTTTTGAAGACATAAGGCTTTTATTATTAAAAGCCAAAAAACGATTAAAGTCTGGAAATAAAGCAATAATGTTTTTTGGATTTCCAAACTCATTTATATACTTAAATATTTTATTGACTTGACCAGTAATTGAATCCCCGCTGGCAGATATGTTGACGTATGAGGCCTTTAATTCTTTAATAATTAGCTCTGGCCATATTTTTTCTAATGGCAACCCAATGCCAAAAGTAATGGAGCATCCAGAAAAAATATAATCTGGATTGCTAATAAAGTCTGGCGACCTAAAGCTATGAGCATTAAATGAATGCACATTACCATGTATTATCTGGTCGTGTTTTTCATGTCTTATTGGCAATATGCTTGAATACAAATCTTCAAGCACAAATTTTTTAAAGCGTTGATCTGCTAATTCCGATGAAATTATTTTAATTATTGGGTAGTGATCATGTATTTTCAATTGTTATTCAGTTCCTAAGCTAAAAACAATCTCCTGAACATACTCTGAAAAATGCTTTCTAACACTTCCTGGTGGCCTTCCGCCATAATTATTCCAGATCCTCTTATATTCAATTACATTGTAGTATGTAGTTGGGCAAAGTGTGAGTCCGTTATAAGACTTAAGGGTTGTTGGCAATGGCACATGCTTGGTGCAGCACTTGCATTGTTTTGCTCTTTCTTGATATTCGCTCATATTATCTCCATGCTTTCTATAGATCTAGCTAAATTTTCTGGCATTCTTGGTGCACGAATCATATTTTGAACATATTCGACTTCGCCATCATTACCATTTGCAAAGTCATTGTCATAGCTCATTGACTCATAATCATGAATTTTTATTTCTTCATCTCTTTTTATTCTACTTCTGCTTATAGAATTATAAACGGCTCCACATACAGCATCAGCTAAATCTTTAGAGCCTTTTCTTGGGTGATCAACCTTATCTCTCATAATTCTAAGCTGAAGCAATTCATCAATTAATAACGGTATGTGTGGCCCAGATAATCTTTCTTCTAGGACAACCATAGCCATGTCGTCATAATGTTTTTTTGCAACTGAAAGTATCTCTGTATTAATTCCGTATGTTTTGAGCTGCTGCATCATATCGTGAGAGTTCCATCTATCGAATGTACACACCCTTATGTTAAACCCTCTAGTTTTTAAAGAAAGAATATAGTCCTTTACCTCTGTAAAGTCTACAGATTTATCTGGGGTAGGAGTCCAAAATCTAACGGCATCTATTTCTACAATAGGTGCTGGCTGATTATATGTGTCTGTTACCTTTATGTCTACCCATTTACTTACATGTCCCATCGCTACTGCACAATGGTCATGCTTCTGAGCTAAGTCTACATGAATAAAGTAATCTTTGCCTTCTTCTGGCTTAAACCATTCCTCAAGCCTTCCAAAATTATCTACTGCTAGGTTAGCTTTATTAAATGCCTTTTCAATTTTTTCTCTAGATTTAAAAAATGCATCTACAGCATCCGAAGGCATACATGCAAATCTTCCGAGTGCGTCCTGCGGATTTTTGTGAAATGCAACTGTAAAATCTGTTATTTTTTTTGTAGGATTAACTTCCCATGTTGGTCTTTTAAGTGCAAATACTCTTGGGTATACATAGGAAACTATATGGTCCTCTTCCCATGCGACCTCAAACTCATTTCCAGGAGTTCCATCTGGAAGATCTTTGTCTAACTTTAATAGCTCTGTTCTCATAACAGTTTCTTTTTCGGCTATAACCGATTCATAAAATTTTTGGATTGGATCATTTTTAAATCGGGGAAAAGATAGCAAAATTACCTTACCTACATCTGGGAAACGTGAATCAACAGATGCTCTATACATATCGTATATAGCATCTGCAGTCTTTGCTTGATCATGTCCGCTGGTATTTTCTGTTGCAAAACCAGAAATTTCATCTAAGATAACAACCAGTACGTTATAACCTTCCCAAGCCTCTCTTTCTGAGTGGCCAGAATGAACTGTAATTGATTTATCAAACTTAATTTCTGATGCTTTATCAGTATATTTACCAGCAAACCACGGAGAAACTTCAATTCTCATTTTAAAACCTTTAAAAAAAACATTGTTGGCCTGCTGA